CTAGTCTTCCTCCATTATCTTTTTTAATTCTGCTAACGTTCTATTTCTCCTGCGTGAAACAGTGCGTCTAACTAAGTTCAATTCTTCCGCAATTTTCCTATCAGACATACCGAGAATATAGGAGAGTAATATGATAGCTTGTTTTTCTTTTGGTAATAATTTAATAGCTTCTGCGATGATTTCTCCCGTTACTATTACCATACCTACATTTTCGACGAAGAATAAAAACTCACTAGACATGTTACTTTCATATATAACATGTTTACCTAATTCTTTTTCTGACAAACTCTCCATGGACACTTCATATTTTTTTAGACGTTCAATTTCTTTGTAGATATTTCTCGTCTCATTCCTTAATATTTTTTTACAGTAGCTATCAAAGGCATGTTGTTTATGTTTTTTGTGCGCTTGTAGATGCATCTACTCACCTCCTGATTTATCCCCCGTATAAAATTGTCAGGACATACTTCCCCCGACATCACTATTACAACTAAATACTATTTTTGGGACAATAATATTGAAAAAATGTTAAAAAAAGCAAATTTCTATATTTTTTTGCCTTTCTATTCCTTCAATATAATCTATGCTGTTTTGCTAAACTCCTCTCTATGAAAATTATAAAATATTTTGGTAAGCCTTTCCTGTTTTAATCTCTTCAAATAGATGTTACGTTTTCAAAAAAAGAGAGAAACCTAAGTTATCAGGCTTCTCTCTTTTCTTTCTACGCTATTTTTATTTCTTGCTCCTATAAATGGCTAAACTACTTGCTACGAGTGCTAGACCAATCAATAATAGCGTAATACCGTCTTTATCTCCTAGTAGTGGTAAGGATTTTACTTCTGTCGCTTTTCGTGTCGGATCTGTCGTATGACGTGTTGATTTCTTCAAAAGTGGTTTAGGTATTTCCGCGTTCATAATTTTCACTTCAACAATACCGTTATGTTTCCCGTCAATGGTTATTTTAGTCGGTTCCATCTTCCGCTGATAATTGGTTGGAGCAATAATCTCTATCAATTCATACTCGCCATATGGTAAATCTTCTGTCACAAATTCACCCGACTGGTCTGTCATAAATTCTAATTGACCATCATGCTCTATAAATTCACCTGTTTGTAAATCTTTTAATTTAAAGGCAGCAGCATTATTCTTAATAGGTTCTTTTGTCGCCTCATCGTATTTCATTACTTTAATCTTTTCTTTGATGACCTGTTCCTTCACCGTGACAGTTACATCAGCTACTTCGGCTTCACTGTTATAGGTTAAATCGAAAGCATGCTTCTCTTTGTCTAACAGATAACCAGTTGGCGCTTCTTTTTCTAGCCAATAATAACTATCAAGCAATAAATTATCTGATTGCGCTTGGCCATTTTCAATCGTCACTGTATCGATTAACTTATCATCTGATGAACGATATAATTCATAAACTGCTCCATCTAACGTAGCTTTCCCTTGTGCTATATCACCTGTTTCAGCGTCTTCTTTAATTAATTTAGCAGTGCCTTTTTGCTCCACGTCCACTGCTTGTACTTCTGTATTTGTTACAGCAACGTCTTGACCAGCATACTTGATTTCAAAGGGGAGTTTTTCTTCACTTAAGAGGTAACCAGAAGGGGCTTTTTCTTCTAGCAGATAATATTGTCCCAACGAAAGCGAACTAGATTCTGCGTAGCCTTTTTCATCTGTAATTAATTCTCCTACTCGTTCATCACTGCTGTTATAAATCCCGTATAAAGCATCTTTTAAAGTGTAGTTGTCATTTGGCATGTCCGCGCCAAATTCTTGTCCACTTTTCGTTAATTTAACAGTTCCCATTTGCTTATTATTATTAAAAATAAGTTCTGTTGTTTCGCTTGGTCTAATGATGGTTGTTTTAACTTCTCCAATATTGTGATAACCACTTGGAGCTAATAATTCTGAAATTTTCACTTGTGTCCCTTCTGGAATTCCAACAAGTTCCGCAATGCCATTTGCATCTGTCACAACTGTTTTAGATGTATTTCCATATTCAAATTTAATCGTTGTGTTTGGCAGGGCTTTATTTGTTTGGGGATCTATTTTCTTCACCCGCACACCGCCGAGTTTTTTCACGTTTACTTTCAGCTTAGCCTTCCCAGTATCTTGTAAATAAAAATCTACCAAACTTTGTCGGTCTGCTTTCTTATAAAGAATCGATGTTCCTAAAGCAGAATCTGGAACTTTAGAAAACATAATTTCTCCTGATTTAGAATTTTTATCTGCTTTTAATTTGAGTGTATTCCCGCTCTTTGTAACTTGGATTCCCGTCGCATTGCTTGTGATATTGAGTATATCTGTCACACTGTTTGTATCTGCTTGTTCAAACTCTTGCCCTTCAATCAAAGTTATTGTCTGTGTATCCCATGATGGCTGAGTATCATGCTTTCTCACCTTTGCTAAAATGTCGTCTCTATCTGACCAATAGTTAGGTAATTATGTCCACTCTAATTGTTCACCAAGCACTTCCCAAATAAGTAATTGCGTAGTCGCAAAATCTTTGTAACTTTGTTCAGACTGCGTAAAGCCGTAATAAGCAACTTTAGATAATAAGTCTTTCTTCTCACCTGTATAAGTTTCCGCACTATAGCCATCCTCTGTATTCGCTGGTGCTGCAGAATCGATACAAAAGACATCTTTGCCATCCATTTTCATATTCCAAATATCTTTATTTTCTAACTTTTGCCCATTAGTAAAACTAATCCCCGTGTAAAAATAACCTGTTTCATCGAGGCGAAGTGCAGCCGCTATTGCATTGAATGGTTGAAATTGATTGATTAATATCAGAACTACTATCACCATTGCGATTATTTTTCCTTTTTTAGCCTTCTTTTTTTGACTATTCATTTGTCTGTTTCTCCCTTTTGTTTTTAGTCAATGTACTTTTTACTTCTGCTCATTTCACCCGTAGCAGAAGTGGTTGTGTTTTTTCTTGCTCATTAAAAATTGAATCGTATTGGAGCGTCTTCTTATTCAGTTGTCAAAGAACGGATGCAAATTTTTTATAGCTTGCATAACTACTACAATTAGAATTTTCTTTTGGGTCATAAAAATAAAAAAACATACTATTAAGTACGCTTTTTAATTGAGTTTTATTTTGTTATATTATGGAAGAAAACAAGAATCAAGATATCTATACACTTATTGAAAAATTAGAAAACCTACTAAAATTGCAAAATAATTGGTATAGTATAAGATAATCAGTAAAATTCGAGAGATTTAGTACGTATAAATTGGTTATAAAAACTCATATAAGGAAACCAACAGCAAAGAAAAAATAATACAAAGAGGTGCAACATATGTTTAATGAAAATGAGTTATATTCAGTACTACTAAGTAATAACTTTTCTAAGATTGACGATTTTCTAACTAAATATGGTATAGATAGTGTGGATCGAGATAATCGTTCTTTGTTAATGTCAGCAGTCGTTGAAAGAAAAATGAGCGTTATCGAATATTTAATTAAAAAAGGTAGTAATTTGAATTTACAGGATAAAAATGGAATGACAGCATTACATCTAGCTGCGATGCATGACTATGCTGAAATAGTTGAGTACTTGATTTCAAAAGGAGTAATGGTTGATGCAGAAGATAGTAATGGGAATACTCCGTTATGGCGTGCAGCAATGGAGCTACCTAAAGAAGCTAAATCTATAGCTGTTTTATTGGAAAATGGAGCTGATATAACAAAGCAAAATAAATACCAAATATCCCCTGAAGACTTATTGTCTGATGAATAGGAAACTAAATATAAACATAAACGTAAAGAATCACTTGGAATTGCCCTTAAACTGAGACAGTAATAAAAAAAGCAATTAATTAGGCTATAGATTGCCGATACTCTATCGGTGATTTACAGCCTAATTTTTGTTGAATTAGATTTTGGTTATGATAATCTAATTTAATAAATATGGGCGTATTATATACGTTTCTGCAGATGTTAGTACGACATTATACTATTACAGTCATTTAAGTTCTAAATTGCGTCAACATAATCAGTCCAAAGCAGATGTTTTTCCACTCTAAAAACGAATCAAAATACCACAAATGCCACAAAAACAATGGAATAAAACGGGTATTATAAGATAAAAAAATCTCCAACCCGTTCATCCACCCTTTAGTATCAAGGGTTTTCAACGTTTTAGAGATTTATTTAATATAGCTATTAACGTCCTGAGAGGGATTAATATGTGTTGATATATAGCCATTTATAATGCGATTGCCACAAATCATGCCACAAATTTTTAAAACACTTGCAATTATATAATACATGTATTATAATATAAATATAGAAAGAGTTGAGAAAGTGAAAGATGTTTTAGAGGAAATAAAAACAGTCCTTGAAATTATCACTCTTGTAGTAGCGCTGACAACAATACACAAGAATGATAAAGACAAGAACCGCTAAATCAGAGGGGTGAAACTCCCCTCCCTCTATTAAAAGTATATCACGTCTTTCATAAATTATGAATAAATATATCTGGGTTATATTAATTGTTATCTGTGTTAACGGACTCGCTAGTTACTTTCAGAATATAGCATTGACCATCATTGCTATACTGACTACATTAGCTTGTCTAGTGTACTTAATAAAAATTAGGAAGTGATTAATTATGACGAAAAAAACGACCTCTGACGCGCAGTTGAAAGCAAATAAGGAATGGCAAAGCAAGAACAAAGAACATGCAAACTATTTAAAAAGCCGTTCAGCTGCGCGATCTTTTATTAAGAAAAAAGCCACTTTAGAAGACTTGGAAGAACTAGAAATTGCAATAAAGCAAAGAAAAACTGAAATAATTTCATTAGACAATAGCCCTGAATGAAAAATTTCGGGGTTTTTATTTTAAAATAAATTTAATAAAACTATTGACTACTACGATTATTCGTAGTATAATATATATATAGTAAAGGAACGGGAGGAATACACAATGTTTAACAAGGCAGAAATTATGAAACAAGCTTGGAACTGGTTCACTGATAGCAATGTTTGGTTAAGTGATATCGAATGGGTAAGTTACACAGACAAAGAAAAAACTTTCTCCGTATGTTTAAAAGCCGCTTGGTCTAAAGCAAAAGAAGAAGTTAAAGAAGTAGAAAAAGAGATCAAACACATCTCTAAAAGCGAAGAACTTAAAGCTTGGAATTGGGCTGAAAGAAAACTAGGATTACGTTTTAATATTTCAGATGATGAAAAATTCACTAGTGTAAAAGATGAAACTAAACAGCATTTCGGCTTAAGTGTTTGGGCTTGTGCAATGAAAGCAGTTAAACTACACAATGACTTGTTTCCACAAACAGCAGCTTAAAATTATATTATAGAAAAGGAATGTGATTAAAATGACAATAACAACAGCACAAAAAAGATATTATGACGCGATGAATGAATTTGAAGCAATTATCAGTAAAGAATTAGAACAAACACCAGCGTTTTCGCAGGATTTACTTAATGACTCTGACTACTTAGTTATTACAAAAAATGAAGCGTATGCAGTAGCACTTTGCCTGCTCGATGATGACAAGCTATATTTAGATGAAACTTTAGTTCACTCGACACGTTTGGATATTGAAGATGAAACTTATTATATTAACTTTGTAGTAACTAATGAAGATGATTTTAAACTAGCTACAGATGAAGATAAGGAAAAACACGATAAACAAGAAGTAATTATAAAAAGTGAGTTGAACTAAAAATATGTCAATAAAACTATTAGATGAATTCTTAAAAAAACACAGTAAAACGAGGTATCAGTTAAGCAAACTGACTGGTATCTCGCAAAACACATTGAACGATTACAATAAAAAAGAGTTAAACAAGTATTCTGTTTCATTCTTGCGCGCACTCTCAATGTGTGCAGGAATATCTACATTTGATGTTTTCATCGAGCTAGCAGAATTGGAAAAAAGTTATGACGATCTTGCTGGATTTAAACACTTATTAGATAAGTATAAGTTGTCATTTCCTGCACAAGAATTTGAGTTGTACTGCTTAATTAAAGAGTTTGAATGTGCGAATATTGAAGTGCTTCCTTTTACATTTAATAGGTTTGAAAATGAAACGCATGTAGATATAGAAAAAGATGTTCGAAAAGCACTGGAAAATGCTATCACTGTGTTAAAAGAGAAGAAAAACGAATTGATATAACAATTACGCTAAGCTTATGTTTAGCGTGTTTTTTTGCATAAAAAAAGCCCTAACGTGTGGTTAGGGTTGGTTAACTTCTAATTACTTCTTCGCTTTCAGGTCTGCACAATAAAGTAACTAATTTAGTAATATATAAATAGTAACCTGTTAACATTAAAGAGTATTTTTTTTCAACTCTTTGATTATCTAAAAGAGATTCAAAAGTTTCTCGAGGAAAACTAAAGAATGAATTAAAATCTATTATTTTGTCTTGCAATCTTATATCAGGAATATATAGAAATGCAAATTTATTATTAGCTTTAAGTTCATTATGAGATAATTCGTTATCATTAAATAGGGCTATAGGCAATACAGGAGCAAAGGTTAAATTTTCTTTTCTAGATGCATCGCATGTATTTGACACTAGAATCGCATCAACAAGAGTTTTCATGTAGTTGCCTGTATCAGTGTTAAAGTGGATGTATGGAACATTTTTAAAAATATCTCCTTGAGCTAAATGAGTAATGCAGTTATGAGTGATAAATTTATTTCCTTCAAGTTTATCAAATTGTTTAATTGCTTTTTTTATTTCATTTGATTTATCGGTGAAATCAATACCTGGAAAAACACTACTGAGATAATTACCTAAATCATTATGCATAAAAATTTTCTAAGCTAAAAAGCTTACTACCATTCTCATTATAGTACTCATTTATCGCACTTTGATATTCAGCGTATTCTCGATCAGTTAATTTCACCTGGTTTCCTAATAAATCATCACTCACATCAGCATTCAAATTACCTCGGTTTATCTCTAATACAGGAACATTGTTATACTCATTCATACAGTAATTTAGATAAACAATACTTCCATTTGAATCCTCTTTTTTTTGATTTACAAAATTCACCTGTTTAGGAGTCTGCGCGGGGACACTTATCAATGTAAAAAACAGAACGCCACCTAACACTGCTTTATTATTCATGACTAACATCCTCCTCAAAATATAATGGGAACGAGTCAATTTGTTCTTCATGACTTTTAATAAAAATATTATATTCCCCAACGTTTTCTATCGTTAAGTTATTCAAATTCAAGGCAATATTTATACTATTTGTGATTTTGTTATTATTTACATAGCCTTCAGGATATGGTAATTCTCCTGAATCAAATACTGTTTCATCAAAAGGGTCTTTAATAGTTAACTTTAATAAATTTTCTGGATTAAAATCAAAATCAACCAAAGTGAAATTTATAATAAACGAAAAATTATTAGGAAAACTTTTTAATTTAACTGTATTGATAGGGTTCACAATTTTTATTTGATTATCATCTTGCTCTATAGCTAAACAACATACAAATGACGCTATCCTACTCATAGTTATTTCCTCCGGATTTTACATTTCTTTAATTAACTATATACACATTTAGCTAAAAAGTAAACCTTTTTTGAAATCCAAATCACTTTAAACATCTTTTAAACGCTTTTAAACGTGCTTAACAGCTATAAACAGCCACAAAATGATGTTATCTTCATTTTAGCTTATTTATTAGCTTACAAAGTATCGCAAAAGTATCCTTTTTATACAAAAAACAACCCCCGCAAAAGCGAGGGCATCAAAATTATTTTTTCTTCACATATTTTGTGGAATTCGGAATATAACCAATAACTCCATTCGTTAGCCCGAACTCTAGCCAACCATTTTTTGCTTTTTTTACCATTCGCACAGTATCGCCTTTTTTCTTCTTCTGTGCAACTGGACTATCCCATTTTGAACTTTTCCGGAAATTAACATCTGCTGTGCAGATATAAGCGATGCAAGGGTCTTTCTCGAACCAATAATCTTTAAAGTTCGGTTTGTACCAGCCTTTCTTGCCTTGAAACTCAATTTGCACCCACTCTCCTTGTTTTGTATCCCATAAAATTTGCGCATAGTAGTAAACAGGCACTTTAAACGCTGTAGTACTATCCCACGTTGCTTTTGTGCGGATGTTTAAATTACCTCGTGCATACACTCCTTGTTTACCTGTTTTTTTCGTAGTAGTTGGAGTATCTGCTGTAAATTTATCTGTCCCATAGCCCTTGTATTCATATTGCATATGTGGACAGTCAAAAAAACCGCTCCAATCCCCACCCCATGAAAATCCAAGGGACTTCGCTTTTGCGATAGCTTTCTTCGCTGTAGCTGTTTTATAGCCACTCCAATCCACAGTTTTGCCTTTTGTCATTACAAAATCAAAAGCTTGTCCAACGATGTGATAAGAACGCATTGTTTGCGATTTTCCATTAGCGACATTTGCGGATTGTTGCTCTTTTGTTCGAATAGTCTCATATACTAAAATCTCAATCCCATTTTTACAACACCAGTTAAACCATTCCAGTGCTTTTGCTCTCGTGTTTGTAGCAAGTTTAGCAATGTTATTTCTACTTCTTTCTTCATAATACATAGTCATTATTTATCATCCTTTCTTTTCATCACTAAGTCACTATCTTTGCTTCCTGCGGTTGTAGGATCAATAATTAAGCCTACTACAGCAAACACTCCCGTAACCACGGTAATGATGCGCTGTAATAGGTCGTTGTAGTCCCATTCAATATTGAACACCCACAAGACTGCTTGAACTACAAAGAAAATAGCCGCAATTAATGCGACTACCCACACTTTATTTTGAAATCTTACTTTCCAATTGATTTTGTTCATTTATTATTCCTCCTAATGCCAAATTAGTGGTGCAACCGTGAGCATTGTTCCGATTATGGTACAAATACCCCCAATGATCGCCACGATTATTGTTGTATTTCCTTCTCGCTTCTTTCCTTTTTGTTTGCTGGAAATACGAAACTCTGCCATTTCAATATCATGTGCTTGTTGCTTTTCGATAACTCCTTTTAAAGATACGGCAGTCTCTTTGGTATTATCTACAATTTGCTGTAAAGCGCCTGAAATTGGTAATACTAAATCTTTTAGCTCGCCCATATCTTCCCTCAGTTCGTCTACATTTTTATCAACCTCCTTGATTTCGGTTCTGATCTCTTTTTTTAATTTATCGCCATGTTCTAAAAGATCGAGCCGGGTCACATATCTTTTTCTATCTTTTTCATCCTCCATAACTCCCAGCCTCCTGCGATTGATACAAATAGATTAAAACAAGCGCTTAATCCGTAGCGTATAGGCCATAGCTGTGTCGCTTGACTTTCAGCACTTGCACTTGCATATAAAAAGAGGACAAACACCCCGACAAGTCCTCCTATCAGCATATTGATAAATTTAGCCTTTGTTTCTTGAAATGCTGCAATGAAGATCAAAACAGAACTGATCACAAACAAAAAACCCCATGTATCCATTGTCATGAGGTTTGCCATTAATTTGTAGGTTTTACTCTGCTCAATAATTTCATCGCCTTTGACGATTAAGAAACCACCCGTAACCATGCTGAATAAACTAACCTGTAATAAATAAAGAATACTCAAATACTCTTTATATGGCTTATCATATAGTTGCAATTTGATTTTTACCCAGGCTTTCTTCATTTAATCATCCCCTATAAAAATAAGCCTACTCGGCTTTTGCTTCTTTCATAGCGATTATTTCATCTGCTTGTGATCTCGTTATCTTTTTTAAAGTAACGAATTTATTAACATCTGCTTCAGTATAGTAGCCACCTAAAAAATAATCTTTTACTTTTTCATACCAGTTAATCATTTACAAAACACCTGCTTCCGCTAGAGATAATAATAAATCTGCATTATCTTGCTGCGTTTTCTGTTCAACTTCTGCAACATATAGCATCATATCTGCATTTTCTTGTTTTAACAATTCTAATTCTGTTTTCTCTGCTCGTTGACTAGCAATAATTTCTTGCTGTCGTTTTTCATCTAAAACAACTTTACCGTTTTCAATTTTGCACACATTAATTAGATTCATGTTATTTTCTGCTGTTTCAACTTCTATAAATCCTTCTAATTTATGATTACTCCACATATCGATGTATCCATCGCTATTTACTGTAACAAATGACTTCATGTTAATTACCTCCTGCCTAAAAGATTGCCACTGTTCTTAATGCGTAACTCGTGCTTTGTGCTTGACCATTTGTTGCATCTCCACTGACGCTTGTTGGTGTTAGTCTAACCGTTTTCTTAGCTGCATCTGTTGCTCCAGGCATATTTATCCAAGTTGCTTTATTATTATTTCTTACTAGATATTCTTTTGAGAAAAAATACTGGATATAACCATAGTCCTGCACCCCTGTGCCCGGAATGTAACGTGAGAATTCTAGTAATACGCCATGTTTTACTTTTGCGGCGTCCCAGCTGAAGGTATGCGTATCAAGAAAGTAGGACGAACCAGACCATACGAGCTTTTCTTTACTCGAGTTGTCTGTATAGATGTTCGCATCTATTAAAGCTTGATTTGCTTTCGCTTGTGAATCTGTTTTCGCGTCATCAAGTGCTTTGTCTGCTCTTGCTTGCGCACCTGTAACTGTTTCTACATCGACGTTATTTAACTTCAAGTATGCCTGTTTAAAGTTATAACCAGCTCCTTGAATGCCGTTTATACCTGAAACAATTGTTGGAAACAAAGATTGCTGACAAGTTGTGCTATTTTCTGATGTTAGACGATACCACCAAGCATTGCTCTGCTTCGCTTGAAAGATTGTTGGTACTCCGTCAAATTGCAATGATCCAGTGAAAGTATCACCTGTTTTTTTTGCGAGCTGCGAGGGATTTAAATTGTCGAATCGTGTTTGTAAGTCGTCATACTTCGCATTTATTTTTGTGGTGGCATCAATAGACACGTTTTGTATAGCTGTTACATAATCATCTCCTGAGTCAATATCAGCAATGATTTTTTTATTTTTTTTCAATATCTTTTTTAAATCATCAAAAATACGAATATATTTTATTTTTATATCACTTGTTATCTTGTTGATTAATGCATCTTCAATCTCAAAAATAAACTCAGCTTCCGTTACTGTCTCTTCTGTGTTATTCACACTAATATAAACCTGCCCCTGAACTGTTCCTGTGTGCATTAAAAAATCATTGGGAATTTGATATGATAAAATACCTTTCAATTCATCAATGATTTCTAATGTATCAGTTAAATGACTTCCATCGCTTGCTATTAGAGTAATATAAGCAATGACGTTGTTTAAGCCTAAAGGTAAAACAATATTATTTCTTGTTATTTGAAATTGAAGAATTGAGGTATTAGAATCCATATTCCAAAACTTAATGCCAGTATTTCCAATAGGTTGATAATAGGCGCTAGTCTCAAGTTTAGTTGTACCAATCTTTTTTATTGTCATCATCTTCCTCCTTATGCGGTTATTTCTTGTAATTGAAACATTCCGTTTACAACCAATCCAACGTACATTTTTGAACCTTCATAGAATAATGAACCATTATAGCATTTACTTCCGCTTGTTGCTGCGGCCCCTATCATTCCTTCTAAAAAATTGTTAAATGAATGACAGTGGTGAGTATCAGTTGTCATTACAACTCCATATTTTTGATTTCCTAATCCACCCAATCGGATATTACTACCACTTATTGTGTTATTAGCACACCCATTAGAAAAACTAACGACTCCATTGCTATTGTCAATAGCACAATTTACAAAAGAAGACGTAGTGATTTCTGAAAACTTAGTATCTGTAAAATAAACAGCTTCTGTTGAAATATGATCTAAAGAAATCCTTGAAAAACTAATAAACTCGTTTCTTGTCCCTCTTATTCCAGCTAAAAAATCGTAAGCCGTAAAATTATCAAACATTACAGAAATAGCATCTCTTATATACGCGAGGTTGGTTGTTCGTTCGTATGTTCCATTCATTCTTACATTGTTAAAAGATATTTTCCTTGAATAATTCAACCTAATTCCTTCTTCACTTGTAGAACCAACAATTAGAATAGCTTGTCTATCTGTATTAGTTTTTTTCGAATAAAAATCAACATCTTTAAAATGTATATTCTCACTTGTCATATCTACACTATAGTTTTTTGTTAAATCAGGATTATAAGTAAAACCCGCACTACTATGCAATGCTGTTAAACCTAGATAATCATTCACTTTCAATCCTCGCACAAATACATTCTTAAACCCAAAAAGTCGAATAGCATAGTAATTGCCACCATCAAACTGACAATTTGTAATGTATATATTTACACCGTTCGAAACCGTGTACGCGCTATGATTACCAATTGCTACATTATATGCCACGCTACCTGCTGTTTTCGAATTACCAGTTCTACAATTATTAAAATAAATCTCTCTATTAGAATAAGCATTTTGAACAGCTATATCGTAAACATCCTCGGAAGCAACAGATAGTTGAAAGGCTTCTTGCGCTATCAATGATTTATCGACTGTCACGTCTCTCCATCCTAAACATTCTACATTATCGAAATAAATATTTCGACACCCATTGACATCAAATGCATGTCCATTTACTGTATCTAGAACTAGCATATCTTTAAAATGACAATTATCAGCATGCCTTAACATCACTGCGGAACAAACTGTTGGAAATTCAGCACCATTTATATCAATCGTTCCACCAAAAATATTTATATTTCCATTACCATCATAGTTCTTGTGCGGAACTCCATCTTCATAATTGATAAATAAATAATTAACATCACTTGACATACGTTTAAAAATAGCATCTTTGCTTTCAAATGTTATTGTTGTATTAGCAGGTACATATAGATTTTTTTTGATTGCATAGGTCCCATTAGGAATGAAAAGCTCTGTTTTATTACTTAGTAATAATGATTGAATAATTTCAGTATCATCATTAACTCCATCGCCTATAGCACCAAACAATTTAACATTGGTAATGTATTTATTTAAATTTTCATCTAACTCATGTAAACGATCAGATGCAAATTTAAAATCTGAAAAAAGACGACTATTAACTGTTTCAAAAGCTTTATTATCAAAAAAGCTAACTCTAGCTTGTTTTGTTTCAGCAACACCGTCACCATTTGCTCCAATCACTAGATTGTCAATTGTCTCTTGTAACCATTCTAAATTTTTCTGTAACGTGTATGATGATGTTACATTTATTTGATTTGTAGTGTGGGCTCCATTATCTTTAGTTTTGTGATTATTATAATTTGTGTAGTTGTCGTTTAAACAATTTTGAATGCTTTTAAAATTATCAATTATGGCATTCATATTTGCCCTTGTTAAACTGACTCCTATGTCACTCGTATTTAAATTAATTCTTGACATTATTTTACCTCCTGTTCAGATACATCTTCTATAATATTTAATAAACCATCGTTAGTAACACTTAAACTAAAGACTGTCCCGTTTGGACTCGCGATTCTAATATAATCAAACACAGTTTGATTCATTTCCTTAGTGATAGTTTCATTTAAATTCATAACCGCTTGAGCATGCGTCTGTGGATAATAAATATCACCGTTATTTTTTAATACTCTAATTTCTGTCATTAAATATCTTCCACCTCCCCCACAACTTCGCTTTCTAAAGCTTGATCAGAAATAGAATCTTGCAACATGGTTATACTGTTAATAGAGTTAGATGCTTTCAAAGATGCCGATTTAGCCATTTGGGCAATTCGTTGTTGTATTTTTACTATGTCTTTTTTTGTATTACTAAAATTAACAGTAATAGGCTGTCCTGATAACCCATGAGGCTTGGTTATAGACACAACTTTCAAATCTGTGTTAAACCCCAGCGGCTCATGTATAAAGCGAATCGTATCTCGCGGATTTAAGTCTTCTGTACCAGTATAAGTTAGTTCTAAAGAAGTTTCTGGAACATCTAAAATTTGTTTTTTTGCAAATTCTAGCAAGGCTTTGTCATCAGAATACTTCTCTTCAAAAACACTATTCGCTTCACGAATTCCATATAAATTGGCATTAGGACTAATGTAATCAACAAATGCATAATATTTATTGTTTCCTGTAGTGTTATATACACTCCATGTAACATTGCCTGTCGCTGTGCCTACATATAACCAATTTGGTGTTTTTACTTGTTTTGTCACTTTAACCTTTTTTCCCGTTTTGACATCTGTTATATATTCAGTAACTGTTTTACTACTCATTTTATGTTCACTATCTTCATTGCTAAATTTACAAGTGATTACATGATCCCCTTTGCTAGCATTATTAGTGATAATAATTTGTCTTGATTTTGAGCTTGATGACCACTGGGAATATTTCCCTACATTTTTGCCGTCAAAAAACAATTCAACAATGCCTCCATGATTTCCTTGTTTCAAATCAAAAAAGATAGAGTCACCATCGTATGACACATTGACATTTGCGCTAAAACTTGTGCTTAAAGTTGGATTTTCTGCATACCAAGTTCCTGTTTTAATAAATGTTCCATTTAATGTTAAATCTGTTGTTTTACGAATAGAATATTTTCCATTTGTTGTTTTCTTTTTTCCATATGCTTTAATACGAGTGCGTAACTCATTAGTATTAACTGATACTTTGACATCTTTCGTATTAAATAAATAGCGCAACGTAACTTCACTTGATTTATAGTACATGTTTTCACTATATAAATGTAAAATTTTGTTATCAGGATAAAAAAAACATCCAAACTGTTCACATGCTTCTTTGATTAATTCAATTCCATTTTTCCCACCGATGTCATTCTCAAATGTTATTGTGGGAAAAGAACCGTGAATAACAAATGAATAGTCAAAAATATTTCCTTTGGTTGACTTTTCGAGGTATTGTTTCAAAGTGTATTTAACATTTTTCTGTTCTTCCTCTGATGCTGCGAGAATATGGTTTTGAAATTCCCAAGCAATATGTTGCGCGAATACTTCTTTTGTCCATTCATCAACTAGGCTCAATTCTTTTATCACATATTGTTGTCCCTCATATATGATTATATTTTCATTTTGTATCAAATCGTAAGCTGTTTTACTTTTGTCATTTAAAAATGCTGAAAAGCTACAATTCCAACTAACATTTGTTTGAAAATCAATTTTGAAATTGCTATGAGAGAGAAGGACTTCCTGAACCTTACCGGTTGCTGTTCTTACATATACGTCAGACATAAAAAACTCCTATCTGTAGAGAAAATGAAAAGCAAAACTAATTTTAAAATCATTTGCACCTTCAATTTTTATACTATTATTTCCCTTCGCAAGTCTTACAATTCCATTATTTGTATTTTTACCACACCTTGCTCCATCTACCAAAGGGTAAACACCGTCCAATAATAAAATATTATTTTTTTTTAAATTTCCATTATAAATAAAAGAATCATCTGTTGTTTGATTGTATATCGTCAATTTGTTTGTCACAATTCCAGAAAAAGCTATCTTTAATGTATGCTGTAAACGTGGGTCAATTTCTAAGCCTGCGTTAAAAATATCAAAGCTTTTAGTCTCATGTGTATAACTTAAATCTTGCATTTCTAAGCCCATACCAAATCCCCAGTTATTATCAATAAGCTGTGCCGAAAGTGTATTAGGAAGGGATTCTTTATAACCTTTGAAGACTCTGAAAGAAATTGATATTTTCGCATCAGAATTGTTTATTCTCTCAATTTCGAAACTTGCCTGATTGCAAGGATATTTAAACATTGGCAAATCACTATGAACAACATAGTAAGAATTCCTTATAGCTAATTCTTGTCTTAATTCTTGTACTAATAAATTTAAATCTTTTTCATCCCTCCCCTTGAAGTAGAAAAGAAGTTTTAGTGTAAAAGGGTCAAAAAAATTAGATATTGGCACCTCGCCATCATTGATTTCTGACGTTTGTACAAGTGCTCTGTAGTTTAAATCTTCTTGTTCTGCTTCTAAAAAATAGAGCCCCGATAAACTCGTGAGCTCTTTTTCATTATTTTTATTTAGTATCAATACCCACCTTGATTTTTTTGGTATCTTCATTAGAATGTAACACCACCATCTTCATAGTTGCTTCGGCTCCATTTGACACCTAAGCCCTCATTTGCTGTTTCAATTATAGAATTTTTATCAATAACAATTTTAGAGCTTTTCATCAGAAGTAATTTTAAATATTCATTTTGCTTTTTCATTTCTTCCAAAATCAAATTATTATTATTATTACTATTATTATTATTGATAGTGACACTACCGCCATCATTCATTCCTATAATTTCTTTTGTTTTTTTAATTAATTGAACTGCTCGGTTTTTTCGAGTAAGGGGAATGACGACCTCTGGCTTATTGTTCTCAGCAACTTCTATCATTTCATTTTTGTTTACAAAACCACCGTTTGCAAATCGACGATGTCCTCGTGGTCCCCAACCTCGTTTACCATAGGGAAGGTCATTTCTCCATGACGAGTTATTGAAGAATGCCAGCAACTGGTCATAACCAGAAAATATATTGTTATGCCCTTTCATTCTATATGCATTGAATGTTTGTGGTATATATTGAAGCAAACCTTTAGCCGGGTTGCCTGATAATGTATTAACATCCACAACAGCAGATGACTGAGTTATTTTTTCATTCCCGCCAGACTCACGATGAATTTGTGCTATAATCCCTTTTAATTCACCACCGGACAAATCCACTTTCATGGCTAGAGCAGCTTTCTTAATAACACTAGACCACGCCGAAGCACCTTTCCCAGCCGGTCCTGCCACTGGCGCCGTTTCTTTAAAACCAGACAGCATTTTTTCTAGAGGTGAACCGATACTGTTTTTCAAATAGTTCAGCACATCGGAACCTAAATTTCCATCGTTCCCCATTTTCACGCCTGCAGATAAACCACCAAAAAGTTTATTTAAATTTTTGATAGGATGCGCTGCCCAATCGAATGCTTTTTTAGAAAAATCAACTACTTTCCCAGCTACAGCTTTTTGTTCCATCCCATGCGTCACTTAAAAAATCATTAATGGATGAATTCCCATTCGCAAAGCCAGGCAATGTTTTACCAAGTCCGCCTTGCATGACTTTTTTTGAATCTGCATGATTCAAAATTTTAGTACCTGGCGCAACATGCGTTATTTCTGCACCATTTGCACCTAAAATTTGTGCTTGTGCTTTGCGTTTATTATATGCAATCTCAAATCCTTCTTCGCCAGCCATAATTTGTCCGGATGCATTATTAGAACCTGTGTAATCCATTGCAAGGTTACTACCGTAGGAAGTTCTTTTGCTAGTATTTATTTTTTTTGTGTCATTATTATAACCTTTTGGCTTCCATTCTGGTATGGTAGGTAAACTAAAGAATTTTAATACTTTATTTATTCCACCGGTGACAGAGTTAATCACACCCGCTAAATTAACTTTAAAATTATCCCATTTCGATAATGATTGACCTGTTTCCCAGTCAACTTGGTTTAAATGACCAGTAGCTTGTGATTGAGCTTGACTGACTACTTGTTCATGCATTTCAGTTGCCGCTTTTACGGTTTTATTCTTTTGGCTCCTAGCTTTTTTTACAATATCATCATGTTGCTTTTTCGTAATAGTTCCATTCACATAATATTCTTTGTCAGCAGCAGCAACTACATCCTTATATTTCTTGTTAGCTTCTTTTACTGCTTCATCTTTTGCTCTCTTCGATTCGCTAACCACTTTTGAAGCTTGTTCTGTACTTAATTTCCCACTACTGTCTTTCAGTTTTCCTAAAATTAATTTTTGCTCTTTTGCAGACTTACTCAAAGAACTAACCACTGCTGTTTCTTGTTTTTTAGCAATTGTTTGTATTTGATTGCTATAACTTTGATTACTAGCTTTTCGTTGATTTGCAGCATTACGTTTGATGCTCGTAATTTGCTGTTCCTCTGAAGCGGTTAAAACTCTGCCTTCTTTTGCCGCTTTGTCGTTAATAGCTTTTATATCCGCTTTTTCCTTTTTAGTAATATCTGCATTTTTGGCCGCCATGTCTTTATTTAATTTCTGGATTTTTTCGTTGTTTTTCTTCACTTCATCTAATGACAATTTTTGTATTTTTGCTTGCTTCTCTTTAACCGCTTTTATGTCTGCTTCTGATAACATGCTATTCTTTGACAAAGTATTTAAATTCTTATCAGAACTTTTTTTAGTCTTCTCAAAAGATTTCTCGACTAGTACAACCATCCCATTATAATTTTTGCTAATTTTAGCAGATGTTGATTTAGTGATTACATCCCCAGACATTTCTAAATACTTCAATTCAGAGATTGCGTTTTGAGACATAGTTTTATAAGAATTTACATTTTTTGCTGTATCTTTACTAATACCTTTTCCGGAAATATCCGTTTTCAAAGGATTAGCAAACACATCTTTTATAGCCGCATATCCTGCTTTCGCCATTTTAATTTGATCGTTAATTTGATTAACAGGTGCTAATAGTATAGGATGTTTTTTAGCAGAATCTGACAATCCATCCCACATATTTACAAATTTCTGTTGATATTCTGGAAATTCTTTTTGAACTTTCTTACCGAATGCCTGACCAAATTTCGTTCCCGCTATGCCTCCAACTGCCGCACCTATCGCGGTTCCGATTCCAGGAGCAATTGCTGTTCCGATTGCCGCACCAGCTGCGCCTCCCGCTAAACTTCCGCCAGCACTACCAGCTTTATCCCCTGCATTTTTTTTATTAATACCAATCAATTGACTAGCGGATAAGGCTATCCCAATGCCGGGTAATACCTTGCCTAATCCTTTCAAACCAGCCCCAATTTTTCCGAATTTGCTATAACTCGCAATATCACCAGCCATATCAGCCGTAGATAGCGCTTTTGTTCCTTTGCTTCCTTTAAAAAACGAGCCAGCTTTACCTAAGAAACCTTTACCTTTCCCTCCAGCTACCGGCAAAGCGTTTCCAGCAAGTTGCGTAGTCGCTGCATTAGTTCCAGCAGCAACAGAGTTTTCTGCTAACGCTGCTGTTAATTTCTTTACAGGTGAGATAGCAGCCGCTGCCCCTTTTGCAATAAATCCAAATGCTAGTCCAGCAACCGGAATCGCTACCGCAACTACACCTGCTGTAGAGATAACCGTTTTAGTACTATCATTCAAACCATTAAACCAATCAGCTGCTTTTTGAATGTACTTTCCTAGACCACGTAATACCGGAGTCAATGATGTTCCAATGCTGATAGCAAAGGTCTCAATTGCACCAGAAATTTCTTCAATAGTACCTTTCAGATTATCCATTTTCATTTTAGCTACGTCATCAGCAGTTACTTTTCCCATTTCAGTGCGCATTTTCTTTATTCCATCCGCGCCTTCACGATAAGCAATATTCCCAGCACGAACTGCATCGGAGCCAAACATAGCACCTAGCGCTGCACTACGCTGTTCGGAGTTCAAATCTTTTAGACTGCTTTGCAATAGACCAGATATTTCTTCTGCTGATTTTAATTCCCCGTTTGTATCATAAAACGCGGAGTGGACTGCGCCAGTGGCAACGGTCAATTCTTCAAATTCTTTGTTAACTTTAGAAGCACTTGCCTTTGGACCTGCCAAACTTTTAGCTAAATCTTGAATTTGTCCCATTAATTTATCTGTATCATTCGAGAGTGGTTTAACACCATTTTCTTGCAATACTTTCATAGCAGTTTCATTGTCCACAATGCTTAACCCAAGAGCATCAAATTGTTGCCATGCCGCTTTTGTTGTAGGATGCAACCTTTGTAGCATCGTTTTTAGAGAGGTACCTGCATCAGAACCTTTTAAACCATTCTGCGCAAATACTGCTAACATTGTTGATGTATCGTCAAATGAGAGACCAACGCCACTGGCAACAGCAGAAACTTGTTGTAAAGACATCTTCATTTCTTCTACACCTGTGGCAGAAGCATTTGCTGCACCAGCTAGAATGTTTGCCGCATCCGCCACGCTCAAATTATCATCCTTGAACGCATTTAAAACTGTAGCTGCAATTTCTGCCGCTGACGCTAAATCTAACTCGCCAGCTGTTGCTAATGAAAGCGCTCCAGACAATCCGCCATTTATAACATCTTTAACTGAAAGACCTGCCTTTAAAAGTTCTTCTTGTGCCTGTGCGGCTTCTAATGCGGAGTATTTCGTATCCGCACCTTGTTGAATAGCAAGTTCTCTTAAAGCATCTTTATATTCATTTACCTCACCAGGAGACATGACAGATAAAGTGTTCGACATTTGTTGCTCAAAGTCTGCCGCTTTTTTTGTTGCGAAACCTAAACCAAGCGCAACTGGAGCCATGTACAAACTGCCTTTTTTACCGAAAGCGACAAGTTTATCTCCTGTCTCATTTAACTTTTTTTGATACTTGTCTAAATCTTGAGTCACTGCTCCCCACGGTGAGCTTTTAACAGCTTGCTCTCTCTTGAATTTCTTATAAGATTCTGTGGTAGTATCAATCTTTCTTTGCAAATTATTGTAATTTGCAACTTCATTATTTACTGCTTTTTCCCCTGCTGCTAAAGCTTTTGGCATTTGTTGTAGTTCTTTGTTAAGTTTGTTATACGATTTTTGATTTGAGTTGACTTCTTTTTCCGCTTCTTTTAATTCTTTTTCAGTTGCATTGCCAGATTTAGAAAGCTGTTCAAAACGTTTTTTTGACTCAGTTAACGTTTTATTAGACTCTTTCAACTCTCCATTTAAAGAAGCATTTCGTTTTTCTAAATCTTTAAAATCGTTTTTAGTTTGAGAAACCATTTTGCTTTGAACAGATAACTTTTTATTAAGACCATCTAGCTCTGTTTCATAACGAGATAAGGTTTTTTCTCCCTTACCAAACGCCGAAAGATTCGCTTTCATTTCGCTGTTCACAGAGCCGAGGGTCCGCTTCAACCCTTTCATTCCCTCGTCCACTCTAGTAGCATCTAGGTCTAGGTTAATCGACAATCCTTGAAGTTTATTCATTATTTACCCCCTTCCTCAATTGACATCTTGATATTGTGATACAAAGTCAACAAGTGAAACTTTGTTGTTTTCTGATTTTGCTTCTTCTTTTTCGATTATCAGACGACATAACTTCTTATACTCTTGATTATCTGTTTCTCGAATTGTCCAGCCATACTCTTTCATGCAGTAACGCCTAATTGCATCGAGATCGGACAAAAACTCGGTAAGCGTTATTACTTTGCTTCCTCATCTCCACCATCTTCATCCTCGTATTCATCTGGTGAAATCTCCCGAAAGACAGACACCAACGTATCGTTTAATTTCTTCGAAGGAATATTTTTTTTAAGAAAATCTATTGTAATGTTTTCATCATCAAATAATTTCACAATAAATTTTAACTGCATTTCCAAAATTGTCGTTTTCTTTGGATCGTCAGAAGTATTGATGTATTCTCTAATTTTTTCTTGTAGTTTCCAATATTCTTCTAATTCAATTACAGATGTATCTTCTCTCTCATATAGCTCTTTCTTTTTTTCTTTTTTATTAAATATTTCTAGTTTAATCACTATTTTCTCCACCTTTTTTATGATTTTGGTCAACAAAAAAGAGTAGGATTTCACCTACTCTTAAAATTTTTTATCCTTCCGGTACTACTGGTGTTTCAACAAAACCAGGAAAAGCCATGCTGTAAATTTTATCTCGGAATTCTTCGCCCACAGCCATCGCGAAAACGTCCCCAGCATCATTATAAACAAATTCACCAGTGAGACTAGTTGCTTCAGGTTCCTTTGGTTTGTCCTCAGATGTGTTTAATTTAACGTCATCTTGTCCATATTTTCCTTTTAATAAAGCAAAGAACACCGGCTCCCCTCGCAACGTTTCACTTTCCATCACGCATGACGCATATGGTGGAGCAGTGTTTTTCCCTACAGTTACAATACCATCTGCATTCTTTTGACGACCTAATAACTTCTGTCCTAATTCAAATGGAAGTTCCATGATACCGATTGTTTGCTTAACATCGCCAGAACCTTTTTTGGAAATGTAGTATGGACCGTTCGAAGCGAAAACTTTAATAGCTTCAGCATCAAGACCAGAAATATCAGCTTCAACCGTACCACCTTTTTTATTCTTACCATTTACTTCTACTTTTTCTGTTACCTTTTCGTCTTTTTCATCATAAATTCCAAAAGTTGCTTTTTCAAATCCGATTGTTGTAATCATTTATTTCACTCCTATTATTTTTTATTGATATAGTTTGTAGGGCAATCCGCTATATTTTCGTGCATCTACAAATCGCCCTGTTTCTGGAAAATATTCATCTAAACCACCAGCGAGTTGTCCAAATCCTATTTGTTTCATTTCTTTTCTAACTTCGTCTTGTATTTTTTTTACTATTAATCTGTCGTTAGATTGCACATCAATTTGTACTAAAAAATCTTCCATCCTGGATTCATTACTGGAAAAATTAGTTGGTATTGGAACATCTAAAGGTATTATTAACAAGAAGGTTTTTGTAGAATCACCTGTGCCTGGAAAATCATAATATTTAATTCTCTCTTCGCAAGTAGTGTGAATGATATCGTTTTTACTTAATGTTGTATATATGACATTCAAAATATCAATCATAGTTTATCACCTATTTTCTTCTGTACAATTGCCCTATAAGCTCTTTCAGATATTCTTAGTGACCTGGCAACACTACCTGTTCCTGCTGGTGTGATTTTTTTACCATTCCTTGTATAACCATATTCGTTGAGATGAATTATTTTGTACCTGTCTTTAGGACCTTTCCAGTCAATCTTTATACTTCTTACCCCTTTGTCATACGAAGGTTTTTCTATATTGATTTCATCAATAGATGCGCCTGTATCTTTAAATTGAACAAATTCACTTTTAAGTGTTTTTGCTACAAGAGTAGCACCTGCAATTAAAGCAGGGTCTACTAATTGCGGCAAGTTTTCTCGTCCAAATAAACTGACTAACTGTCTTTCCAACTCTTCTACTCCAGTAACTTCTACACTCATGTTTGAACCCCCAGAAGTATATTTACAAAGCGATTATTTTGCAAGTCTGGGCTAACATCAATCACATTAAATCTTTTGCCCAAATAACGATAATCTAATATTTCTACATAATGTTTGTTACTAACTGTATACTCACCTTTAGTGTCTCGAATATTAATTGTGACAGCTTCTTTTGTTCCCGTGCCATGTAAAATTTCTAAGTCCTTCATGGATGGTTTATAAACTTCTGCAAAACATTCAAAAAGGGTAATCTTTTCTATTTCACCTGGTTCAGGACCACTTGCCGGCTGATATTCAAAAAAAACAACCGGAGTACGTAAATCCCCGCTCTGAACTTTTTGAGGTTTAAACTGAAACTTCATCAGATTCACCACTTTCAGCTACATAGAGAGAGAAACCTAAGCTAGTTATTTGTGATTGAAAGTTTTCATTGAAGAATTCTATCGAATCATTATACGCGTATCTAGTACGATCAATGACCAATTCTCTTGCCCTAACATGTTCATCTACATTAAACAGCCCGCATTTTTCTTGTAAATCAGCAATAGAAAAAGATAGCAACTCTTTTAAATTGCTATCTTCGCTATTGTGAGAAATATGCATACGCTCTTTAAATTTTTTAAGAAGGTCATCTGATACTTCCATGCACAGCACCTACTTTTTTTTATCTTTTTTTGGTTCATCCAATCGCTTTAAAAAAGAAGTTCCCAAATTATCAGAGACTTCATCTGCACGTCTTACAGTCAATTCAATTTCTGTTCCTTTTTCATATACTTCTTTGGTATCTTTGTCTTTAAATTTCTTTAATACTTCAAATTTAGCCATTTACAATCACCCTTCCGGAGTTTGTTCCGCTGGATTAATGTTTAGTGTCCACACAGCAGCAGCTTTATCGTCTTTCGCTTTACCGTACGCAAATTGTTTTGCAGCGTAAAGATTTAAATCTTCAATAGCAAGTGTTTGATCGTAAGTACCAATATCCAATGGTCCACCAATCAATGCATCGTAACGTTCGGCCACATAAGAAATGGCTTTCTTTTCTGGAACAAACAATGATTCGATAATGTTCAAATTGAACGGAAGTGCCGTAACATACACGCCGTTTGCATTTAAGCTTGTGTACTGTTTCTTAACATCCCATGCGTCTGTCGGATTGACTAGCAACGTAACCTTACCTGCAACGTTCAGTGGATGTCCATTTTCTTTCACAGAGTGGTATTTATACACATCTGTCAATTCATTCACAGTTGTTTTTGGATCAGCAAACGTTAGTGTACCAGTAGCTGCTTTTTCAGCATATACGCCATCTACTACCGTACTACCTTTTCCAACTTTACGATTCAAGCCGATGGGTTTGTCATTACCGTCCCCAACAATATACGCACTTTCGAGTGCAACAGCAAACGCTTCTTCAATTTGAGTAACAACAAAACGTTTGACCCATGCTGGACCGAATTTTTCAAGATCCTTAGGAACCACTACAAAAGCAGTCAGTTTGTTTTGAATAGATTCTTCGTCACTGAACGTTGCATCCAATTGACCTTTAATTTCGCCAAAGATTTTACCCCAAACCGCTACCCCGCTAGTTTCTGATTTCAAGAACTTAGTTCGCAAACCAGTTGTACGCATTCCGATGGAAGCTAAGAAAGGATGTTCAGTTGTTAAATCTTCGAAAATTTCATCAACAACTGTTTGCGGAAGCAATGTTTCTTCTTTGTAGCCAACTTCTTTATTAATATCATTAAAGAATTTAATTTCTTCGTTCGTGATATTTTTGTCTGTTCGGCTAGCTGAAATGTATTGATCTGCTTCTTGTCGTGCTTCTTTCTTAGCTTGATCCATGATGTCGGCAGCCATTGCATCTACCATTTCCACATATGCTTCGTTTTGAATTTCCTGCGTTTCTTCATTCTTCACAGCATTAACAAAAGCTGTGCGTTTTTCCTCGTAATTCGCGAGGTTGTTTTTTAATTTGATAGTCATAATTTATTTCCTCCTATTTTTGGGTATTAAAAAAGAAACCGTTTGAAAGGATTTTTATTTTCCTTTCGTGGTTTCTCTTCTTTAGTATTTGTTTGTTCTAATTGGTTTATTACTTTTCCTACAATTGCATCGATATCTAACTGCGGTGGTTTAATATTATTTATGATTTTCTCGATTGCATCCTGTGGTATTACCGGTGAGAGACTGGCAACTAATTGCGGTGCTTTCTCATTAGAAAACATTACTTCGTCGGCAAAACCGGCTTCTACTGCCTGTTGTGCGTTAAACCATGTAGTTTCACCCATTAGATTTAATAATTCATCCATGTTCTTTCCAGTCTTGTCCATATATGCGTTTGCCACAGATACATTGAAGCCTTTCGAAACTTTAGCTTCATGTTCAAGATCTCGATAATCTCCAAACACTCCGGAAGCAACATTGTGCACCATGATCTGGGCTGTAGGACTAATTTCCACTTTATCTCCCGCCATAGCAATGACCGAAGCCGCACTAGCAGCAATGCCTACAACTTGCACATTTACAGTGCCATTATAGCCCTTCAATGTAGTATAAATTTCACTACCAGCATACACATCGCCTCCGCCAGAATTGATAATTACATCAACCGGCTCATTGTTTTCAGGTAAAATGATATCGCGTGGGCTAGTGCTTTCCATATCAAGCATATCGTAAATCCATTTTTGATTGCTCGATATGATTGTTCCTTTGACCTCTAATTTCATCCATTCTCACCTCCTTCATCTGCTGACTGATAGTTTTTAGTAATTAAATATTTATCTAATTCCGGATTATCTACTCGTTCAGCGCCCAATAATTCTCGAACTTCATTACGATTAAATGAACCAGAGGCAACCAACTTATCTACAGCTTCTGCATTTTCTATAATGTCTTTTTTGTGTATGATTTTGATATGTTCACCCGCTAAAAACTCGTTGGAAGTAAATAATTTAGCGTTTAATTCATCTTCTAGCTTTTTAGTGAGAGGATCAATACAATATTCCATATATGCTTTCATATTATTACTCAAATCTGCCATATCCCCATGTAGCAGAGCAGAGGGAATGCCGAGAATACTAGCTACATAATCAATCATTTCTTTTCGAAGTTTTTTGATCTCATCAAAATTTTGGCTACTATTGACGCTAGACGTTCCAAACTCTTCATAGTTAAAGCCTTCTAGTTGAGGAACGATGGCAATCTCATTATTGTTAAATGCAGCATACAGTTTGTCGATGTAAGTCTGTAATTTTTTTTGTTTTTCATCATCCGCAATACCTGCCATTTTAAAATTAACAGCTCCACGAATTTGGAAGTTACGCATTTGCGCCCGAATCATGCGACCAAATAACTCACCGTAATCCTCAAACATGCCATCAGTAAATGCAGCTAGTCGCTCATTTCCATATTCCAGAAAAATCACATCATCCATACTAAAATTACGATTATAACGATAATCTTTCACCGTAACCCCTTCAAAAACATCCGGATAAAGCGCGAACTCTTTTCTAACATAACTATCAGTAATTAAAAAATCGTCCGTATCTGAAAGGACGATTAAGCACTCGTTATCATAGATTAATTTATAGATCACTTTTTCCCAGAAAGAACTCGAACTCATATCTGTATTTGGACGAACATTTAATTTATAATACAATCCGTCTCGTACACTGCTTTCTCCACTTTTCAATCTAAAATCAGATTTGGCGATCGTTCGTGCTATATGTTTTACACACGTATTTAAAGCCATTTTCTTCAAATAAACCTTTGTTGTTTTATCTTCTAAAAACTCTAAATCCCACATCCACTCAATTTCTTTGTTCCGTTTAAATATCTCCGAAAGAAATCCCAATATATCACCTCCTAAAACGTAATGGCATTAAGCATATTTAAAACTTCATCTACATCAAGGTCTTCTATTTCATCTGCACGCCATAGAGCATGGACAAACGCTTGAAATCCATCTGTCTTACGTCTATGTTCGTCTTTTTTTAGATATTCTTTATTGCCATCGGGTTTGATCTTTACTGCCACATTGTTCGTATACCAGCGCATCAAAGGGTTATCGCCAAACACAATGCGATGATTTGCGAATAAAGTTTCAATTCGCGGAGCTAGCAAACTATGAGCTGCACGTGGATTTCTAATAATCTCCAGTTCGAATCCTTCTGCTTCAAACAGCGGGCGCATCAGGTCCATTCGGAAGTTATCCCCAATGACCTTTTGAATACCGTAATTTTCCCGCATTTCAACAAACCAATTGACCACATGACGAGGGTCGATTGTAGGTTCATCTACAATGGTCAGTAATCCCTGCTTTTCCCATTCTTTGATGGGCGGTTTAAGGTTTGCGATATCCAAATATCCTTTTCTAGCAAATGAATGTGATTTCCAAATATAATCATCACCCACACGGAATAACAATCCAACCGCCGCAAAGTCTTTGACACTTGCATAGTCAAATGCACCAATGCAAGCCCGATTACGAAGTTCTGGCATTTCCCGATTAGTTGCGAGAATATCTTTCCACGGCGCTACTACCTTTTCCAAGTCGACTTCTGGAAGATTCATTCGTTTAGTCATGAACTCTTCTCTAGCAGATGGATTAAATTGTAAATTTTTATATTGCCTCTTAACCTCTTCATATAAAGTTTCAGCATAAGCTCCTCTAGGTTGACTTAACATAGGATTTGCCTTTTCCCAAAATTTCTCGTCTTTGACTTCCTCTGAGTTGTCCAACTTACAAATAAAACCAAAAAACCTATCATCATCGCTTTCGTTTTTTAAAATGGCTTCTGTTCTTTCTTTTAACTTGTCATTAAACCCTTCTCTAACAAATCCATCAGTCCCAATATAGAATATTCTAGAATTGGGAACTTTCCCCAAACCGCTTGTAAACACATCAACTGTCTTTTGGTTTTCGTACCTATGAACCTCATCAAAAATCACGCAGGCATCTCGACCACCGTCTTTTGTATCTGCGTTAGATGTTCTTGCTTTTAAAATGCTATCAGTAGCTTTACCTGTTATTTTAGCTCGGGCATTTTTAAAGCTTCCTGTTAGTTTGTTATCCTTAATACAATTAAAAACATCGTCAAAAGACGTCATCGCTTGTTCCTCACTATTAGCTACAATTGATATACTATACCTTTTAATGCCATGTAAAGGGCTTATAAAAAAATGTGCTAGAACAGAGATAAAACCATTTTTACCGCCGCCTCGACCAAATGTTAAAAAGATTTCTTTAAAGTGAACCTCATCATCTTTCTTTCTATATAAAAAAACAAATGCCGCAATAAACTTTTGAAATGGCTCTAGCTTGTAGTACCATTTTTCAGCAAATCTAATAAAGTTATCAATTCGTGTTTCATCGAAATAAAGATCGTCTCGAATTAAAATGGTTTTCTGCAACCATTTTATTAAATCAATTCTCTCTTCATTCAATAAAATCTTTCCACTTTCATATGCTTCAATATAAGCATCTACATGACGATTGCTAATCATAGAAGATCACTACCATCCAGCGGATTATCTTCGCCTTTGAAAATGAAGGATCGTTCAATAGAAAGAAGGGATGTATTGATGCGACCTTTTTCTTGAATAGCCGGATGCGTTTTGGTAAATTTTTGTGATCCATTTTCCGTTGTCACTACCGCTCCATCTGCTTCAATGCTTTCATCTAACTCATAAAAAATCTTAATTAAATTAATATACCGATTTACTTTTTCAAGTTCTTTTTGACTGCTAGTATCGATTTTTGACAGCAGCTCTTTTTCCAATTTTTTAATATCATAGCTCATGTTTAACACCCCCTCCTTCATGAGACTTTTTAACATTTCTGCGGAGAAGACCCCCACACCGTTCCCCAGAGCCAAATTAAAGTGCAAACCTTTGACCCGGGGGTGTCACCATCGTTCATCATTCACCCATTTATTTATTTTCCTTCTAAATTGAAAGCGATTATGTTTTTTGTTATGACATTTTATACACAGAGTAGTGAGATTATCTATATCAAGCGCAAGTTCAGGATGATGTTCTAAATCATTAATATGGTCCACATCGAGTCTTTTATGCTTGTCTGGGTCATGATAATCAGTAAACACCTTTCCTTGCCTCTTACACTCTTGACACTCATAGTTATCACGCTTTAATACTTCTTTACGTATGCTTGCCCATGCCTTTGACTTATAGAATGTATGACGTTCTGCTTGTGTTAGCATTAATCCACCCCTATATAAAAGCCCAACACGCAATGTGCTGGACTTCATTGTTCTATGTATCCGTAGTTATGAGACCTGAATACTTCTACGGTAGTATTCGTCAATACTTTGTATTTCATCCAGTCGAATCCGGAATGAATTTCCGTCACTAGACACAGGACCCGTTCCACATTGTTAAGAGGTGTGCGGGGTTTTATTCAGGTAATATACTCGGCAAGGATTTGCACCTTGCATGAACTAATTAGTTTGTTTGTTTTACAGGAGTTTTAAGCTAAGAAACGTATGTCTTAGCCACATTAGTTCTATCCTGTGCTTCGTCTACCTATTCCGCCACGAGTATTGAGATTGAACAAGAAGGTGTCTCTTGTTGGGACTAGTGAGGTTGGAATGAGATGCGTCTCCCATCAAGACCAACGATCAGATACAAAGCCTCTGCCAGGCAACATAGCAACCTCCTGCTATATCATCATGTGATTATAGATGCTCAGTTCCGTCTAACAGTTCATGTTCCATTGCTTCGATTTCATTATCTGAAGCAACACCTTTAATCGCTGATATGTGAGACATCTTATTTGTTCTTGAGTAATAAGACGGAATGAACCCATTATGTTTGTTTCTTAGTTCTTGACGTTCTTTATATAATGCTTTAATAGAAGGAACAAGACGTCTAATATTTTGTTCAATAAATCTAGTTGGTATTCTAATAATTTCCCAACCGTGTTCAGATTTATTCAAAGTATTAAGGATAAACACATCTCGTTCTGAATCTTTACCAATCCTAAAACGATGGTGCCCTCCATCAATCTCTAATACAACCTTCATGTCTGGCAAAATAAAATCTACTCGTTTGCGCCCTATTCTTTGTTGTGTTTTTACTTTAATCTGACTTCTTAACAATTCGATACAAGCCATTACTTCATGGGCAGAATCAAACTTGCTACTGTCATTTCTATAAAATTGGGCTACTGTGTTATATGGGTCAAGGTATTCATCCATTTTCATACTACAGCATTCTTGCATTTCTATAAGATGTATTGCTCTTTCAAGTGTTGCTTCGATTTTGTGCGCAATATATTCTTTTTTCTTTTCTTCTATTTTTTTTCGATACTTATGTTGGCATTCAACGCATAAGTTTCTACCGCCAGACAAATCTCTGAAATGTACGGAAGCTTCCTGCGAAATATATTGCTCGCATTCCCAACACCTAACTAAATTCATATAGTCCCCTCGACTTTCATTTTTAATAGGCCCTGCCTATAATACTATAATAAACTTATTTTATTGTTCAAAACGGGCGTTAAACGGGCAATATATTTTAATATCCTAATCTTTCAGCTATTGAAAGGATGATTGTTTTGTTTCTTCTTCTAGCTGTACTCTCGTCCATATTCAACTTACTGGCAATCCATACCCAAGTTGGTTTGCTTCTGTCCCAGTATCTAAACTGAATCAATTGTTTATCCTCGTCATTCAATCTATTAAGCACAGACTCAATTGCATTTATAATATTCTTTAATCTACTTATCTCTTTATCCATTTGCAGTAACATCACACGATCTTCCACTTCATTACTAATATTCCCTGCACTGCCACCACCTTGGTTCTCGTCAATGTATTCTCTATGCCAAGCGCCCAGTGTTACATTAACTTCCTTTTCCATCAATTCTTTTTTAGTAGAATGATAAAATCTTAATTCATCTTCAATAAGTTTATATTGTGCTTTACGTAATCGCTTTGACATTCAATCACTCTCCATCCATTCAATCAAATCATTTAAATAAAATTGCGCTTTCTTTAAATCCTCAATGCCATTCTTGTGCTCGTATCTTGAGACATATTTAAGTATATTTCCGACCGCATAAGAAGGATAATCAGATACTTTTGCTTTGATGTAGTCTAGCGTTTCAATACCACCTGCTGTGTAATGTGCAGGATTATTTACTTTGTCGTTATTTTCGTTTTTCATAGATACTCCATTGGATGAAAATGCTTTCATGGCATTTGTAGCGCCACGGAACCACTTTGCAACTTCGTCTTGTTTCACTTTGTATTTTTCAATTGGTGTGTTGGGGTGTAAATATTTAGCATAAGAAAGACTCCCCCAACTTACTCCTTCTTCCTCTATATGCACAACAGTATCTTGCTTATACCGTTCCCAAAGTTCCGAGTCATATGACGGAATAACCTCTCCGAAAAACCAGCTATACCCTTCATTTTTCAATTCTTCCAATAAAGCATCAAAATCTTCTTGTGTTTCTGTGTGATATATTTTCATTCGTTTTTCCTCCTTGTTTAATTGTGTACACGGCGAATTATGTGATTTAGATAAGTGCGGCATTGGGGCAAACAATATCACCAACAAAACTCCAAAAAACACTCCAGGTATAAAAGTAATACTACCTGCTACCATTATCATATTTCCTATCTGCTTGATTTCCACATATAACAAGAAATCTTTTCATCAATGTCATCCCTTCATTTTCCGCCGACTATACCGTTACAAAACCCATTTTGTAACACGTAACCACTCAAATCCCTTCTGACAGAACGTGGTTACAGGTTACAAAAAAAGCGGCGAAAAAGTTTTTATTTTTGTACTCTTTTCTTAAATATAAATAAATATATATACTTTTTATTAATAAAAAAATGTAACTTGTAACTTTTACGTGTCTAGCTACTGACACTATGCGATTTTTGGAAGTTACGTTTTTCGCTCTGGGTTACATATTTTTTGTAACCATTGTCAGAATATTTCCTAATAAATACACAATTAACACCTCTGATAAACCCGTGCAGTCTTTCCATTGATTTTGACAGGTTTTTTCTCTAAATTCATCACATCTTTAATCGTCGCTCTTCATTTTTTACCCCTCCTCTACTTTTTTATAAATATCAAAAGGTTCTATTTCTTTTTCCAGCGCATTATGCTTCACGTAAATAACGGCATACTCTTTTAACGCCTCAATAATATCAAAATCTATTTCGTCCTTTAGTTGTTCTAAAAGCCAATCTGGAAAATCAACATTCATATACTCCCGAACATCGCATTTACTGTTTGTAATATCTCTTAGCTTCATTTTACCCCTCCTCCACAATTCGCACGGCTTCTGCAGCACTTCTTGCTACTCCACAGATGGCCGGTGTAATTTGCATAGCTTGTTGAAAGTTTTTCTGTTCTTGTCGTAACTTCCCTATCTCATTTTTCACTTCAATAAAAAACATTTTTCCATCTGTTCCACGGAATCCGAATAAGTCCGGAAATCCTTTTGGCAATCCTGTATCAAAAATTCGTCCATTTGGTAATTTCACTTTGCCAACATTAGCACGGAAAACGTAATGCCCATGGCGGGAAAGTTCTAAACGTATAGAATTCTGTATATCCATTTCTGCTGTCATTTAATCACTCCTTTGGTCAAAAATACGAACGTATGTTATGTGTTGGTTAAAAAGTGCTAAATTATTAGCTAAAACAGGGCAAGTCAGTGCAAGTTTAGTGCAAGTTGGTTCAAACCTGCACTGTCCCAAATCAATTGCTATCACTTACTTTATTAATACTTTTTTATTAATAGTGCAAGTTAGTAGTAAAATAAGAAAAGTTTCCTAGGAAAAATTTTTATAGAGAAGTTTATGGATTTTGGCGCAAACCTGCACTGTCAACTAACTAAAACCGTCAAACTCGTTCTGCTGCAATACATTCCACACAGTGCAAGTTTAGATGAACCTGCACTGCTAATAACTTGTTGAAAAGAATGGTTTGTTCATAGGATTGTATTCTTTATTCAAAGTTATGCATTTATATGCAGTTTGTCCGTTACTCCTCTTCTTCTCAAACTTCAAACCCATTTCCTTACCAAATTTCGTGCTGCTCATTAAATACTGTCCATTGTCTCTCGCCCACTCTCTATATGTTTCGTAGAGAGTTTTAGCATTGATCTGTTTGTTCTCGCCTGTTTCGCAACAGTCTTCAATAAATGCAGTGATAACGTCCATTTCTGACTTGTATTCGGAGCTTGCTTTTTCTACTGCTTTCGGCATTCCTAAACCTTCTCGCTGCCATTTAAGAAATCCTTCAACTGCCCAATTCAATATGCCAGTGAGTTCACTTCGAAGTTTATACTTTAGCTGCTTGTCTACCTTTTCATCGGGTATTTTCACAGTAAACGGTACTAAGTGCAATCTTCGCCATATCCCATCGTCTCTCCCTCTGATGATCGGTTTGTGGTTGGTCGCCATCCATATTTTGAATTCTGGTGTAAATTCGAATTCGTCCTTATACAGGTGCCGTGCTGTTACCTTGTCGCCCCCTGTGAGCTGTTTAACCAGTCCCTCATCTAAACGCACACCTTCGTTCGGTTCGGTCGTTGTTACGAACCTAGCACCATGCAGACGTGCGATATCACTATTTGCATTACTAGATTGCTGTTTGACCATGATTGTTTGTGGCTGGATGTTTGTTGCATAGGAGCCAAAAATATCGTTGATAATATCGAGAAAAACAGATTTCCCATTTCGCCCATTGCCGAAAAGGATAAACATGACTTGTTCTGATGTGGAACCAGACAACGAATAACCTACAGCTTTTTGAATATAGTGGATCAATTCTTGATCGCCTGCAAAAATATCATTTAAAAAATTCTCCCAAAGCGGCGCGTCAATCTTATCGGTATATTCGATATTACTGATTTTTGTAAACATTTTTTGCCTGTCATGGTCCAATAATTCTCCACTCTGTAGGTTGATATAACCGTTCTGCGTATTCAAGAAATATTTATATCGGTCAAATTCTTCTGGGAGGACTGGCATTAAATGCTGGGCTTCTTTTAACATATTCGTTTTCCCTTTATTACTCCTCGTTGCCTTTAGGTGCTTCATAAACGCTTTTTCAGCATCGGATTCTGATTCCATATAAGCAAATTCACTCTTCATATCTTTGATCACATCATCAACAAGTGTTTTAACGGCTCCAATGTTATCGTATTTCCATACTTTTGAATCATAGTAGTAAAATCCTTTATTAATATAGGAAAAGCGTACGATGTCGTGAAACTTATCTCGAAAGCGTTCAGCATTACCTGTATCATCTAAACCATAAACTTTACGAACAGTTCGGTTCTGATTTTTCACAGTAATCGAGTAACCTTCTAAATCACTGCCGGGCTGATAAACTTCTGATGTGTTGGCAATTGCTTTATTAAGAACCATTTCACCATATAACTGCGCTCCTCGTTTTTGATCCCATTTTGTTCGGTATAAACCCGAAGAACGAAATATCTCGTCCATTTTTTCCGGATCGCAACCAGTCCAAAATGCAAGCATGTTCGCAAAAGCTAAGTCTGCTTCGGACTGTGATGGGTATAAACCGTCCCATAAACCATCATAAAGTGTCTTAAACTGTGAGCCTTGTTTGCTTTGAACGGCTCGCTGTATGATCTCGTTCGTTGGTAAATCCACTGTAGATTGTAAATGATTTGCCTGTCTTATTTCTTTTGAACCAATATATTTTGAGTGAAGATATTGAATAGCAGACGTTGCTTCATTTACTTGGCGGTAATTATTAATAACTTGCCCTGTCATAACAAAAAAACGACCATCTGGGTACATTTCGATATTTCCTTTACGACGTCCACCTTCTGGGAAGTTTCCTTTTGCGATAATATGAATTCCTGTTCCGCTCACACTGTACTCGGTATAGCTTGAGAGTGTTTGAATAAATTCAGCAGCTAGGTTTTCTGTGTTTCCGTATAAATAATCTTGAATGTCGTCTTGAATATCATCTATATCAACGCCAAAATACGGTGCTTTAAAATAAAATCCTAATCCATCAAATTGATATTTGTTGAGAGAAGTAAGGGCAGTTTCAAAGTCTGCCCAAGTTCGCTCATCCGCACTATTTCCATAGGAACCATCATTTGCGTTCATTGGAATCTTTTTATTTTTGCCACGCTCTTCATCCCAAACAAGTTGAAAAGCGCACCATTGTTTTAATTTTTTTAATTCGTCCGGAATTTGTTCATACACGTTTGTGCGCTCCTCTCATTGCTTAGAACGGTAGATTACTCTCATTCACTTCCACTGGTGGCAAGTCATTTTCTTTCTTTTTAAATTGATGTTGTAGCGGTCCAGTGATCTTACTTTCGCCCCATGCTTTCACGTTTAAGTTATTGTATGTTTGACCATTGTATTCAGACTCTTCATTTTTCACAGTAACTTGGCATGTCTTAGTTAACAGGTCTTTTAATAATTCATCCAATGTATTATAATCTTTGCCGTTAGGTAATTGGATTGCTTTAGCGATTGTATTTAATGCCGTTCGACTATATTCATTTGTTGCTTTTGCTTTCCATACTCGGTGAAAAATATGCGCATTCTGGAATTTTTGATTTACATCATTACGGATAATTAAATCAATATTAATGAACTCCGCTCCATTTTTTGTCGCATCTTCATTTGCGTTGTATAAAACCACCTCATACGTACCATTTTCTACTCCATTTGTGAAAACATCATTATGATCTACTTTAAACATTTTTAAATTCCTTCTTTCGTTTTTATTTGATAAATCCTCTTGCTTTTCCTTGATGGAATGCCCATCCTCTTTTATAATTGTGTTCTTTTGCATATTCATATAATTCTTTCATGTTCGTACATTCGCTTGGACTACTATAATTTACTTTAAAAACTGCTTCTGTTACTTCTTGTAGCTCTGCTGCCTCGTCAACTTGTATTGGTTTTACTTCTACTTTGAATTCATGACCACAATGTGAGCATTGTTTGCTGCTAGACAAAACTGTCATAAAACAGTCAGGGCAAATTTTTACAGGTGCTTCTGCTTTGTTGCTGTTACTCCCTTTTTTCGCTTCTAAGGACCATTTTCGTTCCATGTCCGGCAAACCAAAACGATTGACATTTCCAACATGGTCAATAATGATAGCTGTTTTGCCAGTTCGGTATCGCATCCCTCTCATTGATTGCTGGATATACAGTGATAGTGACTGTGTTGGTCGTAGCATAATCACAGTAGAACAGTCTGGAACATCGAATCCTTCACCAATTAAATCTAAGTTACATAGCACTTTAATCTCGCCATTTCGAAACTGTTGGATAATGTGATCGCGTTCCGCCTTTGGTGTTTTGCCATCAATATGTGCTGCAGTGATACCCACTTGTTCAAAACTCATTGTCATTTTTTTGCTTTGATAAAGGGAAGAAGCATAAAGTATTGCTTGTTCTCCGTCTGCTAACTTTTGATAATGCTTAATGACATCGCCCCAAATCATTTTTTTGTTGAATTGGTCGTCAAGTCCTGTCATATCAAATTCGCCAGTTCGTTTGATGTCTAATGTTTCCGTTTGAACGATTTCGGGAGCAAAATATTTGTAAGGTGCTAAGAATTGTTTTTCAATTAACCACTTCACATTAACTTTTTCAATTAAAATATCGTTTATATCTCCTAAGCCACCCCCATTGATTCGTACAGGTGTTGCTGTAAATCCGACCACTTTAGCATTAGAAAAATGATTGATTATTTTTTTATAACTATTTGCAAGCACATGATGACTTTCATCAATAATGATTAGAGCTGGCTCGGAAGTTTTTTCTAAACGTCGAACAACAGTTTGAACCATCCCCAAATTGACAAATGTCATGTCAACATCATTCATAGTGAGTGTATTTCTAATTTGGTCAATCAATTCTTTTCTGTGAACTAGGAAAAGAACATTATTTTTATTGCGCGTTGTCATGCGAATTATTTCTGATAAAATAACTGATTTACCAGCGCCTAGCCACAGGGAGCAACAACGCACGGTCTGTTATATCCCTGTAAAAAAGCCCCCTTTACATCATTTATAATTTCTTGTTGATATTCTCTAAGCTTTAACATCAACATCACCAATTTGGAATAGGTCTTCTTGCAAGGCAAACTCTCTATTATCTAGCTGATTTTTTGCAAAATTACCATTGTTTTCTGTGAGTAAGAAACCCCTCTGACCTGTTTCAGGATTTCTTATTAATCTTGCGACTATAGGAACAATTCCCATAACGTGATTAACTACCTTTTCTCTAATGTCAGGCAAAAATTGATTATACAGTTGCCCACTTTCCATCTGTATTTGACGCGTGTTTTCCCAAGCTGTATATACTATATTTGTGTTTGGTAAATTATTAAACACGGAAATCAAATCTATTAAATGTGTGTCAAATATTCCATAGTGTTGTAGTTCTGGTTGACCTGATTTTGTATTTCTCCCATTAAACATTAACCATAATTTTTGATAATGGCTTAAATTATCAATTACTACATTGTCATATTCCTCTGCATGTGCCTTCGCATATCCATAAAAATCAGCCATATCTTGTACGGGATTTCGAGGATCTAATGTCGCAATCGTGATATTAGGTAATCCACTTAATACTTTCGACGTACCATCACAATCCAACATTAATGTTTTTCCTTCTAAATACTTAATCGTCGTTGTTTTCCCTGCTCCCGGTTTTGCATAAATCATAATATTAAAATACTCCGACCTTTTCATTTTTTCTGATTGAATAAATTCCAATGAAATTCCTCCTTACTTATTATTTTATTTGTAGTCTTTCCGTTTGAACCAAAACGGCTCCTGGTACATCAATGCCTTTTTTCAAATCATCTTTTAACTTAGCCTTATCCAGCTTCTTAGGTTGTTCAACTAAATAATTAATTAACTTCCTCTCATCTTCTACAAGTACACTGTGAGGGTTTTTCCGAATATCTAATGTAAATAGATTCGTTTTTATTTTTTGCTTATTAGCAACTAGCATAGCATCATGTAGTGATTGTTTCAGTCGCTTCACATTATTGTTAATCGTGTTTTCTCGTTCTGATAAACGTTTAATTTCTACATCTAAAATAAGTGATTGCCCTTCTAATTCTTTAATAACAAACGCAACATTTTCTGCTTTTGTTTCTAATTCATCTTCAATGCTTTCAAGTGTATCTTTTAATATCTCTGGATCTAATTGCTCAGCTAAATTTAATAACTGTTGATACTTTTCTTGAATGGAATAAAGTGTTGTCATATTAATCATCTCCTTTCAAAAATGCTGTTGCTGTTATTTTGCCTTTTGATGCAGAATACCACTTCACATTGTTTCTTTCGTCAAATTGTGGCTTATTTACATTAGATACAAACATCTTAGCTTTATCTGTATCTGCATTATATATACTAAAACTTACTGAGTCTGATTGTTCATATAGCTCATTTACTAATTGACTATTCCTATTTTCTTTCATTTTCTTGACTTGAGTTGCTGGTATGTTAAAGGATGAAAATCCGTCTTCATCTTCAACAGTAAGCAGACCATTGTTGTTAATCAGAACATGAAACTGCTCTCCGTCTACACATAATTCAGCTACCCCTGACCTATCCTGCACTTCTACTTTATCGCCCGGCCGGATACTCATTTAATCGCCTCCAATTCATTTTTATAGTCCCACATTTCTTGTGATAATTTATCCAGCCCAATCGCGAAACGTTCGAGATCGCGTGGTGTTTTAATAATGGATTTACTTAGCTCTTTGCTTTTCCTGTGAAGTAAACTGTTTGCTTCGTTGATGATTATTTGTTTTGTCATTCTGCCACCTCCAAATCTCTAATGAAGAAACAAACTGTTGAATGCCTGAAATCTACTAATGCTGTAACCGGGATATTAACAACATCATATATTTCTTTCACTGTTCCGTACTCACCTTTTTTAACAAACTTTGTTTTGTATGTTGTTTTTACTTTGCTTCCTACTTGTATGTTCATTCCGACACCTCTCTTACAATGTAAGTTCCGTCATCATCTAATAACAAACAATACTCTTTCATTGTCTCAGCTTCATCATGTAACTGATCACTCAAATCTGTTTCTTTGTCATATTTATCGTATAAGAATGCTTCTACGTCTAACTTTATTAACGCAACATAGTAATCTTCATCAAGTTCTCCGTCATAGAAAACTTGCTTAGCATTTTCCAACCATTTTTTAGCTGTTAGGAAGTCCGTTGTCCACTCTGTTACATCGTTATATGTTACTACTCCATATAAAATCATTCCGCCACCTCTTCACTACTAACTGAAAACACATGTGGGTCGTCATATAAAGCGTTAATTGCAGACCGTAATTCGTTATCATCTTTTACCGTTCTTTCATATGAATCAACAATAACTTCCCCCATGAAACGTTGCTTGTATGTTATTTTATATACTTTATAATCTGTTTTTTTATCGTTCATTCCGCCACCTCATTCAAAATAAAATCAATCACTCTGTAATATCTCTTTTTAAGTTTTTCGTTATGCTTATGCGTTTGTTCAACAGCTGCTTTAAGCTCATCTAATGTTCCTTGAAAACAGCCGGTTGTCCATATGCCTAATTCTTTGATATACGTTATTTGATTGTTTCTTCTAGTTGTATCTACTTGTACGCAGATTACCGTTAACCCTTCGATGTCTTGCCAGATTATCCAATTTAAAAGTGCATTGCTTAAATTTGCATAACTTAAATTTGCTCCTCTTAAATCTGCACATCTTAAATCTGCATTGCTTAAATCCGCTCCTTTTAAATCCGCACGTCTTAAATTTGCATTACCTAAATCTACATTATTTATATCCGCTTTCTTGCCACCCTTACCCCGCAGCCATTTCCCGTGATTCTCTAATATGATGTCTAACTCTTTTTGTTTCATCCCATCACCTCCGACAAACCCTTTAGAAAAGCCACATAATCCGCAATTTCTTTATCGTTCTTTTCGTCCCATTCCTCATCTGTATATACATGCCCACAGCTTTCACATACGAGCGTTCCGTTTTCGCCGTTAACGCATTCTCCATCGCACTCGAAACACTGCGGACAATAATCATCATCTCCCATTATTTTGCCTCCAATAGTTCCGGATTTACTTCCAAAATAGTTGATTCGTGTACAGGCGGATACATCAAGTCGCCGTCTACAATCAAATCATATTTAGCTTCTCCACACTCGCACATGCCACAAAACATGATATATCTTGTGTGCTTCTCTAATGCTTCTCTTAACGTCATTTACTGTTCCTCCAATATTTCCGAATTTTCGTGTATGTTGCCGATAATTTCAATGTTATCAACATCTATCAACTGATATAGTCGTTTATTCTTGAAATCACTTACTGCCCACACGCAATCAATAAAATTAATTACACCAGCAATATCACTAACCATTCTGTCAAAAAACTTACAATTGACTATATCCCCTTCAAAAATCTTCTTGCCGTTTTTGTCTTTTAAACCTGTGTATTGCATCAGCACGACATCATCAAAGCTGTACCAGTCGACGCACAGCGTGCAATTTGCGTTTCCGCAACCGCTCACACCTGCAGCTTCTGTTTCGTTAAAACACAAATCAGTGACTGGAAGCATTTTCTTAGTTTCTTTTACAAACGCTCTATATTCAATGTCTCTCATTATTCGCCCTCCAATCTCAAATTAAATCAGCATCAATTAGTAAAATCGTTTCATTGGAAGTTTCATAAAACCCTTGTTTTATTTCTTCCTCTGTTTCATATTCTTGCAAGGATGACATGAAGAGTTTCAGCGCTTTTTGCTCTGTTAATTCTGTAGTGATGAATTTTGTCATCAGTCCTGATATTGCAAATTCTTCTTCGCGAGCAGCAACATCACGTTTATAGATAAAATCAGCTTGTTTTTTGCTTTCTGCTTTAATTAGCGCATAATATTCGTTTTCTTCTCGTGTGTATTCGAAGTATTTGCTCATGCTTCAGCCTCCACTTCTACTAAACTGATTTCTACTATTTCGTCAGAACCATTTAAAGCACAGTTATTTTCTGCTGTTTCTCGGTTTACAAATAAGCAATCTTTAGACAGATTAGCATCATACCAACTGTGTGGAAAATGTTTGTACAAGCCATCTTGCTTGATTGCATACAAGTTTTTACTCATTGTCTTCACCCTCCACTTCCTCCAAGTAATCCTCAAGTCTGTATTCTTTAGCTTCCGAATCGTCCATCCAGCCGTCATCACCATTTAGTCGATAATAAAATACTACCGGTTGCTCTTCATAACAATTTCCACAGAATAAATCTTCACGTACTTTTTAATAAATATGAAGCCTTCTTCAATTTCTTGTTTGCACATTGTACAGATAACAGATTCTTGTTTTGTCGCGCTTTCGTCTAAAATCAATTACTCTCTACTGCAAAACACCAAATCGCTAAATCCAAAATCAACCGCGCACTCCATTTCTGGTGGTCTAAAATCGTTAATGCTAACTACCTTCCCAATAACATTTTTATCTTTAATCCAAGTAACTTTATCTCCTACTTTGAAATTCATGCTTGTTCCTCCTTAAATAATTTCGCTATTTTCCAAATTACATTCTCTGTAACGCTATTTCCTGATTGTTTATATAATTGACTATTGCTATTTACTTCTGCTGCTCGATCAAATGCCCAATCCGGAAATCCTTGAAGGCGCCAGCACTCACGAGGTGTTAGTTTTCGAATTCTGAAATTACCTTTCTGTAATAAATTATTTTCTTGCCAACTACTTGATGATAATGTAGGCGCTATGTCGTGTTTTCCTCCCTTGTTATAGCCACGCGCTTTTTGAATAATGGCTACTTTTTTGACCTTCGCCTTTATTTGTTGTTAATGTTGGCGCTAACCCTTCACTTGAATAAACTTCACCATTCATCCCTCTTTTACTAGGATTCACATTTCCGACTATTGCTATTTTTGGCTCTTGTCCACCGCCTTGCATCGTCGTCAAAGTTGGAGCCAAACCTTTTTCGCTATAAATACGGTTACTTTGCTCTCGTCCTGATCCTTCCAGTTCACCAAACACAATGATTCCGTGCTGATCTTGAGCGGTTAAAGTGAACGCTGGCTCACCTAGTGTTTTAAACCTTCGTCCATTTTGCCTTTTTATAATTCTATCTGGTGTTAAAACTGGCATTACTTGCTCGCTTTTCCTTGTCGTTTCAATATATGTGCCTTCTCGTTGACTGTATGGGTATCGGGCAGTAAGCGTGTTTGCAATGACTCTGCTTTCATCAGCCGTTCTAGATGCTTCTGCGAGAGGAAATATTTCTCGTCCACCTGCTCCTCTAAGATGTCCGATAATGAACACGCGTTCTCTGTTTTGTGGGACTCCGAAATCTTTGCTGTTAAGAATCTGCCATTCCGCATCGTACCCCAGTTCATGAAGCGCGGTAAGGATTGTAGCGAACGTTTCTCCTTTGTTGTGCGATAGTAACCCTTTAACGTTTTCAAGGAATAAATAGCGTGGTTGGATTTGTTTAGCTGCTCTAGCAATTTCAAAGAACAAAGTTCCTCGAGTTTCTTCGAAGCCCAGTCGCTTTCCTGCGATTGAGAATGATTGACAAGGAAATCCTCCGCAAATAATGTCAACTGTTCCGCGCAACGTTCTCCACTCCTCATCTGTAACTTTTGTGATGTCTTCACGTGTCCACTCTCCTTCCGTATCGTGAATTGCTTGGTAACTCTTTCGTGGGGATTTATCAATTTCAACATAGCCCACGCACTCATGTCCGGCGCGTTCCATACCTAAACGAAATCCGCCAATACCTGCAAACAGATCTAAAAACTTCACTTTCTAGCCTCCTTCTGTTCTTCCGTAAGCCTTTGAGTAAGCGATAACACGTACTTTCGTTCTACCGTCTCGCATAAATTCAGACTAGCTCTATACCTAATTTCGTTAAATTTCATGTTTGTAACTGGTTTTGCGTCATCATAAATCGTTAAAGTTTTGTCTTTGAACATAGCAGGATTTCGCAAAATAAATCTATACATTTTTGTAATATGATTATAGTGTCGAATTTCCGACGGCTTCCCTCCAAGCCTTGACACGTGCCAATAGTATTTCCCCAAGAAATTTCATCCTTTCTAACTTCATAACTCATAAATTCTTAATCTCTTCTAACTTTTCAATCAGTTGTTCGGGCGTTAAATTTCTAAGAACATCGTTTGTTACAGATGTGCTGTATTCCAACTCCCAATTCTTGTCATTTATAAATTGAATAACCGCAAGTTCGACGCCGGGGCCCATATATTCCTTGATTACACTAGCGCCATACCCATTTTTAAAACGATAAATAGTTTGCCCAATTCCAAATTGATTATTTTCCTCATGTTCTAAAATGTGCTCGTTGATGTATTCTTTATACTCATTTGCGATTGTTTTCATGTCTTCGCCTCATTCCTCAGTGTCGAAATCCATCGTCCCACAAATCGTCTACTACCAGCGGATTTTCTACATTCATTCTCTATCACTCCTTGCAAGCAGCATTAATAGACAGTATCAAAGCAACAATCATTATTAATTCAGCCATTTAGTATCAATCCACCGATTCCTACAACAAGTGCGATTAATACAGTCAAAGCTAAACAAACCAATGTGTATCTATCTGATTTTTCAATATATTCATTTCCGTTTTCATCAATACTTATTAGCCCAAAAAATCGTAATAACTTCATTCAAAAACCTCATTTCAAGAATATTTTAATCCACTCCGCTACAATATATGTGACTGACAGTAATGCTCCGATTTGGAAACAAAACAGAAAAAGTAATATTTTATTTTCATGCTCACTTATGAATTTCTTCATTCTCATTTCTCCGTTTCTATGTTATAATTAATACAAATATTATTTCGTAACTCACAGTTTTAGTAAGCTCTAACTTACTATTTATATCTGTGGGTTTTTCTTTTACCAATGCCGCTCAATCGAATTCGCGAATCTATGCTTGTACTTAGGTCTTTTCTTATATTTAATTTGATGATCTAAATGCCTTGATTGAAGTTCAACTAGCAAATATTTTCCAACCGATTTTGGAACGTAATTTGGGTCGTATTTTCGTATTTCAGCAAGTAGTATTTCGACTTCATCAATCATTTTCAGACCTCCTTATATACAAATTTTTTAATCAGCCAATCATTCGCTTTTACTGCATCGAATGCCCACGCTTCACGTTGATTTTTCGTAGCCCAATTGCTAAATTCTGCAAGCTCTGGAAAGTCTTTTATGTTATCTAACCACCACCCATAACTTCGTGGACTAGCTTGCGCAAAATCTTCTAACGTCCAAACTCCGTACAGGAAATTCACATGCCTGTTTTTATTTTTCACAGGACGACCCATTTTCTTATTCTCCTTTCTATTTTAATCACCATCTATTTCTAAAATTTCCGCAATTTCTTTTCTAACTTTCAACGCATCTCTTTTACCATTGATAATATCTGACAAATAAGGATTGCTAATACCTAACATTTTTGCTAAATCAGATTGTTTCATATTTATTGCTTTTAGTTTTGCGTATACTGCAACCGCAAAACGCTGATGTTCTACTGACATGTTTTTGCTCCTTTCTTGTTTTGGTTTTCACGTGATATAATTATTTTTGATTGGAGGTGATTGCAGATGACTTTTTATGATTTTTTAATAACTTATTACCTTAGCGAAAATAGTCCTTTAGGCGATCTAGCTCATGATGTTCAACTAGATGGTAATTTCCCAACAGAAAGCAAAAGCGAAGATGAAATCAGGGATTATTTTTCTAATATTGGTACTCCTGGCTTCCAAGAGGCTTTAGATGAGGCGTTAAATTATTTTAGAAGACTATGACAATTCTTTTAACTTTGCTTAGGTCAATTTCCGGTGCTCCATACTTAGCTTTAATTTCATAATTTTTGTAAAGACCGACTTCAATTTGTTGAATGTTGGTTTTTTTCTTTTTAAATATCTTTTGTTCACCTCTCCATCACTCCTTTCTATCTTATTAGCTAATTATTTAGCAGATTGTTGACAAATACTAATATATTTGTTAGTATATATCCATAGTTAAACAAGCCTTATCAAAAGCCATTAGTCGTTGGGGAACGATATTTTATGGGGTTATTTGTTGTCTCGTTTAGCTAAATAATTAGCTTATGGATATATAATACTAATAAATGTTTTAGTTGTCAATAGATTTACTAATATTTTTATTAGATTTTATATCTAAGTTAAGGAGAATCGTTGGCATGACTTTGTTAGAAGTGATAAAAAAACTTTGTAAAAAAAGAGGAATAAGCGTTACTATGTTAGAAAATGAATTAGAACTTCCCGATAATACAATATATCAATGGAAAAATAGAACTCCAAGCGTGGATAGATTACAAGTAGTTGCTGATTACTTTAATGTATCTGTGGACTATTTATTAGGAAGAACCGACAATCCGCAAATTGACTCCGACATCCCGCCGGAAGCAGTAACTTTGGCGGCGCACATTGATCCCGCTGCCACAGAAGAAGATATGAAAAAAATTCTTGAATATATTGATTTCATTCAACAAAAATATAAATAAGAAATGAGATGTATGTATGTGGTTAGATAAATACAGAGAGCGATATCCTGAACTAACTATCATTGAAGACAAAAATATGCAGGAAGTTCACAAAGGATTATATTATAATAGTAGAATATTCGTAAATCCTCAACAAAATGATGTTGAAATGCGTTGCACTTTAGCGGAGGAAATTGGACATCATCATTTGACCGTTGGCAATATTATTAAACAGGAAACAGTTAATGATAGAAAACAAGAAAAACTTGCGAGAAATTGGGGTTATGAATCACTTACCCCTTTGCGTAAAATTATTGATGCTTATTATGAAGGATTCACTGATTACTACGAAGTTGCGGATTTTTTAGAAGTTACAGAAGAATTTTTAAAACATTCTATAGAATATTATAAAGGTAAATACGGTAACACTGTTGAGTGTAATGGATATGTTATCATTTTTAGAAGTAGTATACAGATTATTGCTTGTTAGGTATTTGCACAAATGTGTTTATATAAAAAATTGATAAAGGGAGAATTGGGATGAAAAAATTATTATTGTTAGCAGGTTTATTAATTGTTTTTAGTTTTGGCCTAACAGCATGTGGAAATTCATCTGATAGTGCAAAGGAAGAAAGCAAAGAAGAAAGTACCTCTACCACAAATGAGTCTGAAGATTTGACTGAAGATGAAACAACAATGGAGGAAGAAACTGATAGTGGTATTATTGATAGTGAAGACTATGCAACATCTTGGAGTGAAGATTGGAAAGGTTTGCAAACAAAAATAAGTTCAGTATCTGTTTTTAAAGTAGATCCTGCTAAACTTGAAGAAGATGGTGAGGAAGGCGAAGGGCTAGTTATTGTTAATTATGAAATTAACAATACTAGTAAGATTGATTTCAATACTTATCCTGAACAAGGAGTATTAGTTACAAATGGCGAACAAATAGAAGCTTCAATGTTTGAAAGTGACGATGTTGGTGGAGAAATAATGCAAGGTGTAAGTAAAGATGGTGCAGTAGTATATGTTTTACCAACACTAAATGATGTATCTGATATAAAAGATATACGACTAACTTGGTCTGCTAGTTATGAAACAGATAATTACGAAGAAGATTCATTTAAAGATTATGATGCAAGAATAACACTTAAATAACAAAAAACGCCCTCCCCGCAAGAGATAAGCGTTTTCAAATACACACATAGGAGTATGCAAATATATTTTAACATAGTTTGCTGTACCCTTCAAAAGAACATACGTTCCAAATCAAAGAGGTGGTGCTATTAATGAAAATTAAAAAGTTAAAAAATGGAAAATACGCCGTTCGTTTGCGCATCAAAGTCGACGGTGAATGGAAAGAAAAGCGTTTGACAGATACAAGTGAAACAAACTTAATGTATAAAGCGTCTAAATTATTAAAACAAGCTGAACATGATAGTAGTTCTTTAAAAGAGTGGAAATTCAAAGAGTTTTACGAATTATTCATGAAAACTTTTAAAGATGGAAAAAGCAGTCAATCTACAATTAATTTATATGATCTTGCTTATAATCAGTTCGTTGATTATTTCGATGAAAAAATTAAACTTAATTCGATTGATGCTGTGCAGTATCAACAATTTATTAATCATTTATCTGTAGACTATGCAATATCCACTGTAGACACCCGGCACCGCAAAATTAGAGCGATTTTTAATAAAGCTGTCCATTTAGGCTACATGAAGAAAAACCCAGCCATAGGCGCTCATATAAGCGGACATGATGTGGCAAAAACAAAAGCACAATTTATGGAAACCGACAAGGTTCATTTACTATTAGAAGAACTTGCAAATTTTCATTCTATATCACGAGCAGTTATCTTTCTAGCAGTGCAAACAGGAATGCGATTTGAAGAAATTATTGCACTGACAAAAAAAGACATCAATTTCACTAAACGTTCTATATCAGTGAACAAAGCTTGGGATTATAAATACACTAATAGTTTTGTTGATACTAAAACAAAAAAATCTCGAGTAATCTATATTGATAACTCCACCATTCAATATTTACAGTCTTATATAAATTGGCATACTGATTATATCAAAGAACATGCTATTAAAAACCCATTAATGTTATTATTCATCACCTACCATAATAAGCCCGTTGACAATGCGTCATGTAATAAAGCTTTGAAGAAAATATGCACAACAATTAATTCTGAACCAGTGACATTACACAAGCTACGACATACGCACACAGGCTTATGTGTAGAAGCTGGCATGGATATTATATATGTAGCTGATAGACTTGGTCATGATGATATTAATACAACCTTGAAATACTATAGTCATCTAAGTTCTAATTTGCGTCAATATAATCAGTCCAAAGTAGATGCTTTTTTCACACTAAAAACAGATGAAAATACCACAAATTTTGCCACAAATGCCACAAAAACAACGGAATAA